CCTTAGACTTAGCTATGGCTGTTTCTAACCGGTATTTGTAAATGTTGTAGTTGACTTGAAATGGTACTCCAAGTTTTACTAAAGAAATATTCTCAGAGTTTATGTCTGAGTATCTTTTACCATTGATAGGAAGTTTAGTATTACTTAAGTTGTCCAGGGAGACTCTCTCCTCTGTTACAGGTCTTACATCTATATCTAAATCTTCTCCGATTCGAATACCTTGCCAAGGGGAGTTGTCATAAATCCATTCCAATGAAGTTTCCCCATAAAGTTTAGCTTCTTGTGGAATCTTAAACCCATCTTCTACAACAACTGTTTCAGGCATTCCTGTTTCAGGATTTACCGATGTAAAGAATCCAGTGCGTTTCATGGATTGCCAGTACAGTATTTGAACTCTAATCAGTCTAGAGTTATTTGTATTCTCTCTTGAACTTATAAAGAGATTTCCAGAATCAAAATTTGAATCAGATATGATTTTATTGTATTGGTCTTTATCTAAGAATTGTCCCCAATTTTTAAGGATACTTGTAGGTCCCATATACTTAGTAACCTTTGCCCAATCACCATCCTCTACGTAATCCAAGTCAGGATCTAAATCGTAGTCTACATCCAATGGATTTAGAACTTCATAAATTACTTCATTGTTTCGAATGGTTCTTTCAGAGAAGGTTTCTCCTGCAACTAAGAAGTGAAACCATCCCTTTTGCATCTTTTCGTGAATCTCTTGATGCTGAAGAATATATGTCAATCCTTTTTGGCCCAGAACAGCTACATGATCTACATAAGTTCTTTCGAATTGTTGTTGAAGATTGTCAGGTGGAGGAACAGGCTTAGACTCTTCTCCTGTGTCTATACCCATTGCATTCAATTCATTCGTGAACATCTGCATTGCCTGTTCATTAATGAAATCCATCTTAGCTTTTTCTTTCCTATCTACTGCATCAGCATTTATTGCAATTACAGAGTAGTTAAAAGGTCTACGAGATTTTTCCCCTAAGAGTAAATCAATTGTAGGTTTTATGATAGGATAATTCCGCATTTTAGATGGGAATGCTTTCCTAGATTTTCCGTATGGCTTAAGAACATAGTCATAATCCTCAGGATACATAACTCCATTGTAGTAGTCGTAGAGTCTTTGCAATTCCCTTTTACGAATACTTCTTGTGTACTCGGAAAGGTTCAAATAAGCATCCATTGTTTTCTTCTTCCAAGCCTTATCTTTTTCGGCTAATGGTATGCGTTGATCGGGAATACTACTATACATTTTTCTGTGAGATAGGTACTTGCAAAATTACAATCTTAAATGGAAATTACCTCCCCTCCTATTATGTCATCTTCTTGAGGATTGAAAGACCCATCATAAACTCTATCAAACCACTCTCCGTGAGCCTGTGTGACTTTAGGACGAACAGTTGTGTTGTACATCTCCTGCATCATGTACATACCTACTAACAGAGCCATGACTCTATCGAAGTTTCCTTTGTTGTTGAACTTCATACTCTCTTGTAAAAGTGCTGGGTCATAAATCTTGTGCACATTAAGAGTAAAGGTGTCATCTAATGCTCGTCCTCGCTTACAATCCAACCAATCTCGATATGATAATATCCCTTGGTTCTTTCTTTGCTCAGTCATGTGCATACCAAAACCCCTATCTACAGTTTTAGATTGAAGGTCTTTGTTCTGAAGCATCTCAAATTGAGGTTGTAGCTGATTTAATCTCCTAAATCTTTTAGCGTAACCTATCACATCTCCTCGGTCATTTTCAAATCCAATTTTAGCATTGTAAAAACTGGCTAAATTGAATAAGGTGTAGTTGTAAATGTCCTGAGTTGCTGGCCTCCCAACATAACTAGCCACAATCATATCATCAGGTTGGGAATACTTGTTCGGTCTTTTCAATACGTATGCTGCACCTAAAGATGTTGAGGTTGCTTGGTCTTGCGCGTAAGGGTCATGGCAGATAAAGTACAATCCATCAGGAACCTCTCCATTTTGAGTGAAAGGTTTCTCATAAACAATTACACACCCTGTAATATCATCTCCTTTTCTGTGAGGAAATCTTATGATTGGTTTCAGTTCCCAATTAGGTTGAAAATTCACCTTCCCATTATGCGGAACAAGTTCTCCTGGGACACCTAAAGTTGTAAGGTTGTGCACCTTAACCCTATCATACTGCTCTTTTAAGGTGGCTTGATTTAGGATATTTGCACTTACCTGTAATGTAGCTTCCTCAGGACTGAAAGGATGCTCTGCAATATATGTGTCATAAGCTTTCGGGTCATTACCTTGTCTTTTTTTATTTCTCTCTAATATCTCAAAATCTCTTGCAGATTCCGCATTAGAATTCCCGTCTGCATCTATGAAGCCTTCAAGGATGTGGTAAATTGGGACAAAAAATCCACACTCAGTACCTAAAGAAGAATCCGACCATTCATTTGGGAATGATAAGCAATCATAAGCTTCAGGGTGATAAAACAATTCATCTAAGCATTCAAACCCTGAGCCTGATGTTCCCCCTGTACCAAAAGCAATCATGGTTCCCAATGTCCTATCTCCTTGACGCATTGTAGGCATAGCATAAGCCCATGCATCTTGAAGTTCAGGGAAAGAACCTGCTTCCTCGAAGAAAATCAATTCACCGGCTTTACCTTTTACTTTCTCAGGGTCATCTTTCAATGAAACTCCAGCGATAGAACTTAAGAATCCTTTCTGAACCCATTGTCCATTTACTCTTTTCTTGTACCCTGAAGTTTTTTCCATAGGTCTATCCAAAGAACGAGGTTGAGACCAAGCTGTGTTGTCATCTATAAAGGCCATCATTTCGAAAGTCTTTGTAAGGATGGCATCGACACCTGTCAAGTATTCCTTGAGGGATGCAAATACAAAGTTCTTGGAGTGACGAACTAAGAAGTAGTTCCTGTTCATCATACTCGCAGCTTTGTAAGAGAAACCCTTTCTTCGGGCCTTAAGAACTGCTAAATGTTTGCCAGTTGCTCTGCAGGTTTCAACTGCTTGGTAGTAATGAAAGTCGGTATCGTAGAATGCTGGGAATCCTTCTACACGTTCTGAGTGAATAGTCCCATCAGGTCTTGTGGTGCTCTTAACTCTTTGTATTCTTGTATAGTTGAGGTAGAAATAGTGGAAACCTGTAATGGTTATATCCCCCTCATCTGTTGTAAATCCCTCAAGGCATCTTCTTTTCTCTTCATCCCAAAACTCATAGTACAAAGCTGTGTTTTTAGGATACTGGCAGTACCTCCCAGTCTTTGTAAACTCGTTTCCTGCAGGAGATAGCCTCTTAGTATTTACAAAGTGCCTATTCATTATACTTACTTACAGTTATTCCCCCATAAGTATCGTTTACAAGGGACTCTTTTTGCACTGCTTCCTCTAAATCCTTAAGACCATTAATGGTTTTCCCCATATCTCCAAGAATGCGCATGTGTTTTACAGCATCATACTCTTCAGACTCTACATCAAGGTTCTTCAACCATGTTTTAATCTTACTGATACTCTCAATTGCAGCTTCAAGTAAAAGTGCTGCAGATGAAGCAGTTTTTGTGTACTCTTCAAGGGCATCTTTAGTGACTTTGTCTGGTTTGAATCCTTCCTCTTTGAATAGGACTTTAGAAACCTCTGCATGTCTTTGAGAATCATCATAAGACATGTAGATAGACCTTGGATCCCGCATAAAATACACGTAAGCTAAGATTTTAGCGCCTTTAGTTACCTTATGAGTATCTACAACAGCCTTAAAAGCTGGGATAGACATGGTATAAGGTGATGGGGTTACTTCATAAGCTCCATCTAATTGTAAAAGGCGTTCTCTTAGCATCTGTGTTTCCTAACTTTAGTTTTATGCTTGTGCAAATTGGCATTGTATATTGACTCAGGACGTACTTTGAACACCCCAAACATAGGGAGACGAACAGATTCATACTCTTTTGCTTTCATAGTTAAAGCTACAACTGCAAATTGAGAGTTTACGATTTTGGTTATCTCTCTTAAAGAGAGATTATACTTGGTCGCTAATAGTTGGATTATCTCCGTTTTGGTTCGAATCATTTTCTTTGGTTTCTCTGTCCCATAGTGGGGGGTTTAGCGGACACCGTGAGGTTGCCCATTTAGCTTTTACCTCCATATTACACCCACACTTTGTGCAATGTGGAGTAGCTATTGCAAATAAAGGGCAATCCATGCAAGTAGATATTCTTCGTGAGTAAGTTACTGGGTCTACATGCGCAAACCCTCCTTTTGCATGAGTAGCAAGCTCTGTTGCAAACCCCCAAACCATTTCTCCTAGTGTTTTCTTAGCCATGTTCTACTACTACTAATTTACCTTTTGGTGTATACATAATTAAAATTGATAATCCAGAACGCATTTCCCAAAATACTTGAGATACATGCTCTTTACTTTGAATATCATTCGGATCTGCCATGCATGATGACTTCCACATGGGGGTTGTTAACGAAAATGTTCGTGAGTCTGTATACTCCATCTTTCAAAATTACTGCTTTTTTTGTTTTAAGCCTTTGTATGTACGTATTTAGAACCTCTTTAGATACCCCAAGTTGTGCAGCTGCCTGTCTTCTATTGTGTGTGCCAAGAAACTCTCCTTTAGAATCTAGAATAGCCCCTAGGACCTCTAACTCTTTATTAGATAATCCTATAGGACCATTCCAGAACCTTAGGCGATCAACAGTAGTGCCGAACCTCACTCTGATAATCACTTTTTGATTAGTCTCCATCCGTCACCTTTCAATTTAATTACAGTATTCCTACCCTTTTCGTTATACCTATTTGCCACTTTCTCCATATCCCCTATTTTCTCCATCTCATCTAAGATTGTAGCTACATCTGCAGCTACTTCTATGAGTAAAAGATTGGCCTTTTCACTCAAGGCTGCTTTTTCCTCTAAGGTTTTGAAATCTACAAGGGATATGGTTACAGTGCCATTCATCTTAACTGAGTACAGCTACTATTTGATTCTCCTGAAGAACAATTACAAACTCTTCCTCCCCATCTTTTACAGTATTAATAGCTGTAAATTGTGCTCTTGTGTCGATCATAACTGTTTTAGCTATCTTTAGATTTTGGTCACGAACTAAATCACCTACGCTTACTACTTCAAGTATATGAGAAATGGTCTCTAACTCTTGTGCAGCTTGACTTTCTTTGTATGCAGAAGGCACAATTAAATCCAATTTTGCTTTCTTCTCACGAGGGTCTTTAAGGAGTACCCATGTTCCTATTGCTTGTACCATAACTATTTTTGTATTTAAGTTCGGGTACAAAGATAAATACAATATCTAATTGTGATATGTAAAAAATCCTTAAATAAAATTAATTGTTTAGGGGGTAGTGTACTGCACTACCTAACTGGTGCACTTGAAAACTTCATGTTCAACATTTAACAAAAAAGCAGTTAAGTAGTTGAAGGCTAATGGAGTTTAACTTTTTGTGAATTAACAAGTGTGGTTTTAAGAATTAACAAAGCCAGCCGTAAGGGTCACCACAAACCTTACGACTGGCTGAAAAGACCCGACAAAGTGCGCTTGAATCAGAGGCGTGTCAAGTTTGATTGATACAAAGATAAAAAAAGAAACCCACTGCCGACTGGGAAATCCCAATCCTAAAGCAGTGGGTCGGCCATTGGATACTATCCGTTAGCTGGGTAAACGACCCATGACTGGTACGCTGGTCTACGGTAAGCGTTCGGGTACTGTTAATGCAAAGATAGTGAATGTAAGCCTATGAACTGACTTTCTAACCAAATAAGTCAGGCTATAAACTGACTTATTTATACCCGATAAGGTCAAAAAACGCATGAAATACCCTACATTCAAGAATGATATACCCGTTAAGGTATGATTTAACATTCAAATTGAACTGTCCGATTTTTCCAGACGGTTGAAAGTATCTTTTGAAAAGATAGGACTGCCATCCACATCCAATGGTGGGTAATGCCTTAGACACCTTCGCGCCCGTTCCTTCAATTCCTTTACGGTCTTTGGTCTAGTAGTTGTATTCAGTAAGTCCAATAGAAACTCACGAGTCATCAACAAAGATGCCTCTTGTTCATAACGTAAACTCATTTTCTGTAGATAGAAAACATTTGTTCCAACCAAGTAGTTGCTGCAAATACCCATCCCTCATCTTCCCCCTTTTTCCTGGCTTCATTCCGTACGTTTTCACGCCAAGAATTTCTGTCCATAGTATTGAATGACTGATACATATCTTTCGCAAAAAGTGTGGCTTCTTGTTTTGTCATACTTACCGGACTTTTCCGTTTACAATAGTGTGATTATGCACTGTAAATTCATCATTCAATTCACGTTCAGCATAGGCAAATCCTAAGTTCCAACGATTTATGGGGAGATAGGACGGGTGAAGCTCACAAAGGCAACCTGTTGACCATGTATTTATTACATGCCCATTCATAGTAGGTTCAACGTGACTACTTGTTTGGTGATTATGTCCTGCAATACAGTTTTCTTTTCCTCTCATGTATAAACCTCTTGCAGGATTTACTGGGGAAAATACTGAATTACCAAACTCGTGACCGTGCATAATGTTTAGCTTACCAAACTTTATGATGCGTTTATCATCTATAAGTTGTACACCTATTTCTCCAAACTTTAATAGGACATCCATTCTAAACTCTGCAACATCTAACAACTCAGGAGCTTTAATTCTTAGGTAACGCTCGTACCTTTCCTCATGGTTACCTAATTTGTAATATATTGGTACACCGTCAAACTCTTTTCTAATTGTCTGTAGAAACTGTCGACCCATTTCAAGTTCTGAAGAGAATCTTCTTTTCCTTGGGTCTTTCTCAAATGAAGACAATCCATAAAAGTCAAGTATATCCCCGTTAAGCATAATACCATTTGCTTTCTTGTCTTTCCCATATTGAATGGCTAGAGTTAAAGCATTGACATTGTGATAAGGAATATGTATGTCAGATAGAATTAAGAGTCTTGTTACTGCTGGTGGGATAATGTACGGTTCCCATTCTACTTCATCTGAATCAGGCAAGTAAAAAGGATTGGGTATTCCCATTGCATTTGCAAAACTTCCTGCTTGTGGTTTTTCTTCCATGCGTATATTTTTTCTATTGTTTTTACCTATCTGACCTCGATAGTATCGAACAACACATCTTGCACTATCAATAGTATTATAGATTTCAGGGCAGTCAGCAAACAGTTTCTTTGCAAGTGTTTGGCTTGGTAAGTTGGGAAACTTCTCCAACATTTCTAGCGTAACTGTACCTATTATAGTTGGAACACCCATGCAAAGAATTGTGACAGGTTATAATTATGCAATAGTAGACAAAAATTGTTTACCTTGAACCTATGCTTACGCTTTTTCTTATAGCGAACTTTACAGCGTAGTCTGTATCAGAGAAATCTGCTACAATTCCGTATGACCAATCTTCTTTACTGGTAAATCCAACTCCAATAGTTGCTACTGCGGTTGTAAGTTCATTTTGTTTCCAAAGTAATCTTGGACCAATAGCTAATTCAGCATAGAGTTTTCTGTAAACTTTTGCTGCGTGGTTTACTGTGTGGACTTCTCTAATGACTTCTCTTGGGGCTAAGTACTTGTATTCAAATTTAGGTTCTCCAATCAATCTACCACTTACATCAAACGCTGCGTACATAACAATGGAATCATTTCTTAGTGAATCTGAATAGGAACGTATTGCAACTGCATCTCCATACATGGAATCACATAGGAGAGTCATTTGAGTTATTTCATTGCAAACAGCCCACAGAGTAGCAAGAGAGTCGCGGCAACCACCATTGCCAGCAAAGTCAGGAGTCTTGGGTTGAAATCTGGTTCGGGATTGAAGTTGCTGTACATATTTTGGGAGAGTATCAAATCCGTGCAGTGCAAAGATAGCGTTTGTGTCAGGATAAACGTAAAAGGTATCTACTTGAACTGTAGTTGTACTATGATCATCCCACGAAGAGATGTGTCTACAGTGTGTTAAAGAGCATATTACAACCCAAATGAATAGTAGTCCGAAAATAATCTGCTTATAATTCTCTTTGATGAATGGTAATGATGAAGTAATGGATGCAATGATTGAAGTGAACATTTGAATTAAGGTCTGATTACTCTGATTGTATTTGGTATTGAATGTGGTCTGCAACTTATGTGTAACCATCCTCCGTAGATATTTGAAGTGGTTGTATCTCTGATGTCTTCTACTTCAGTGATACCATGCTTTAATGACTCTTCCTTATTAGCCAGAACAAAGGAATACATTTCTTGGACAGTTACACCTTTTGTGAGAGGTTTGATGTCATAGGCTTGCCCCTTTTTATGAGCTGACTTAGGGCTGCCTGTTGAAGTGTTAGGGTCTCTAAGACCTGACTCAGAATATCCTTTTCCATTAATAAGGAGTGGTCCAAACTTTTCTCTCAACCAATCAAGTGCT